ACACGACCAGCCAACCCAAGATGGCGACTAAAAAGAGCACTCTCGAGACCAAAGATTTTCCCGATAGATCGATCAAGAATTGGCCTGAGATTTTGAAGGCTTTGCTTAACATGAGGGAGAAATTCTGATGTATCTTCATTTAACAAATATCTTTCTAAAATAGAGTGAACAGATGTACCACGACTTGATGCCCGATGACCTACGCGATTAGCTTCTTCTTCCCCTACCCGTTGGCGCCATGCAGCAATCTTATCTTCATTGATAATACTCAACACGCTTGTTACGCTAGGATATTGATTACCATCTGGTGTGTTGTATAGTCTTTTTCCATTTTTGTTTTCTGTAACTAAATCATCATAACCTAGATCTAAATATTCATGCTCAAATACGCGGGTCATCTCATTCCTAACATTTCTTTTGTCATTATATAGTCTCTTAAAAAATCAGATCTTACAATGTCATGCCAATTAAATGTTATAACACTGAAGTTTTTTAATTGTTCAACGATACGCAAAAATCTCTGTATACCATTCTTTTCTGTTTCATCTTTAAAATCTGATTGGTAGTAATCTCCACAGAATAGAATGCGAGTATTTTCTCCAACTCGAGTAATAATAGAATCAAGTTCATGAAAGTTTAAATTTTGCATCTCGTCAACAATAATGATACTGTTATCAATAGTAAGACCACGAATAAAGGATGTAGTAGTAAACTCGAGTTGTTTCGCTGATACCAGTTTATTATATGCTGCTTGATCATTAAGAAGTTGCATACAGATGCTTTGATAAGGTATTTCATAAGGACCTTTCTTTTCTTCCATAGTACCAGGCAAAAAGCCCATATCTCTTGTTGGCACAACAGATCTAACTAGAATAATCTTTTTATACGGAGTAGCTTTCTCTAAAATTGCTTCTAATGCTAAATATAACGCAATAAAAGTTTTACCGGTTCCTGCAGAACCAGCTAATACAATATTATCACCTTCATCCCATGCTTCATACGCCTTCGTTTGGTTTTCAGTAATTGGTTCATGCACCACTAGGTCACGAATCGTAGCCGTAGATTTATTCATCTATCACTCACTCATACTTTAATTGTGTTTTTACTACCAGAATTCTTTTTAATTCTACCGAGATGATCTTGCCAATCCTTACCAGCTCTTGAAAGATTATCTTGCAAAGGAGTAGCAGCAAAATTAGGAGTTGATAATACTTTAATAATATCATCGTTCTCTAGCATTTGCGCTAGATCATCAAATGGGCATGAAACATCCCATTCTTCTCCAGTTGAAACTCTTTTTAGAGTATAAGTTGGCACTATACTATTCCTTCATCTTCATGTGTTTTTATCCATTCTACCGACAGGATTTTTATATTGCGTTTCACGTATTTCTTCTTTAATTTCTGAAATTCTACGATTCATCCACGAAATAGCAGTATTAATATGCCCTGTATCATGTAATTGCAATCTTGACTCTGCAAGCTTGACTTCTTGATATAAAAAATCTAATTTATCTAATTTATCCATTACATTTCTCCTTGCCTGCACACTCTTTTGGATAACACTGGGTCTTCATCATGTAATATTCATTTTCGTATGTGGCAGCCCATTTGTCATCTTGAATTATATATAGACATTGCTTTTCAGTCATTGGTTCTTGAAGTACGATTTGATTTCCAATATACTCCCATTCAGTACCAGTATTACCCCACATAGATATAACTAGTAAGAAAACTTTATCCATTACATTTCTCCTGAAACCATTCAGGTTTCTCGCGTTTTGTCCAAGCCATTTTAAATCTATCTTGTTTAGTTTGATAAAACGCGCGGTATGAAAGCACCGGATTTTCTAACATACATTCAGGATTTGATTTCATTGCTAACTTAAACGGTGTCAATTTACCTTTTGGTATATTTTTTGGCCCCCAGCACAAAGGTATTAGCAATCTTTCAGACGAATGCACTTTACCATATCTGTATGTATACTCATTACATAAAGCCTTAAAATGTATCCAATGCCAATCATAGTTTTGATTAGATTCCATAGTCCATACTGTGCAAGGATGTTTATAGTGGACAGCCTTGTATAATGTTTCGTCAAGATCTAAATCATTAAATAATCTATAATGCTTAACCATTCTTTTACCAGATTTTGATGGAGCTATTTGTATAGTACCATCTAGCATGCGATGCGCAGTAGATAGCATTTGAGCAGATTCTACAATCATCTTTACAACATGTTTATCACACTGCAATTGAGCAGCAACTATTGGATCTTTATCCAGAATAAAAATATTCATATCTGTCTCCATTCAATATAGCATTATTATACACTGTTTCTGCATCAATGTACATGATTAATTCGTATTTTACTTTTTCATTTAATCGTACAGCTTCGTTAGGATTTCGATCTATCCATTTCCATGTAATAAATGTATCAATAAATCCTTTTGCGATATTCTTATATACATAATCTGTTAAACGTATTACGCCTTCTTTATTGTGATATTTAAAATCGCATTTACCAAAAAATTCATGGTTTGTATCGTATTCAAAGCCTTCATTTAATGTATGACCACTGCCTTTGACGCTACATAAATGTCTTTCAGGAAATTCAAAAGACCATTGCCGAGAAGCTAATACAGGATCTCTAGTATCAGCGCTAACTTTTTTATTCAGGTAATTAATAAATTCCTGATTAACTATACCGCTATATTTCATAAGGATACTACCTCTGCTTGTTTAAGATATACTCTATTATACCATATGGGCCGAGATAGTACACCGGTTTATTTTGTTTTAAGTGGGATTTGCATGGAATTTTTCTAATGTTTCTAAGACAAAATCTCTTTTAGCCATTATTTTTTTTGATTGCTCAACTTTACCTTTTTTTGCAAGTCTTATAGCATAATCAGTAAGTTCTTTAGTATCATTGATGAGTCGTTCTTTTTGAGCAAATACCATTAGAGTCTTCTCCAATAAAAAAGAGCATGCGGCAAAATGCGCACATGCTCTGAAGTTAGTTGTTAAAAATAAGCTATTCGCTGATAAGACCAGGGAATGCCTCCTGTATAACTGCTTTAGTCACACCTTCTGGTGTCTTCTTATTAATCATATTTACCATCAATTCTGCATCTTTGGGGTGAATTGACTCAACTATTCCAAGAAAAACTTTTTCTCTTTTATATTGAGGCATTTCTTCTCCCTTACCACCTTTAGCAAAATACGAAAACTTAGTATTTTGTCTTTTAAGATTTGATGGAGCATTATGCGGCTGGCTTGGCGTATATGGTACTTCTCCAGCTGGTAAATGCCATTTTATATTTGGATCCATAGATCCTTTAATAATATCTTTAAGAGCCCATGTCTCGTTCTCTTTTAATATGGCTACTTTTTCTTTTTTTGTTTGTGCTTTATTAATGTCTTCAAACACTTCATAAACATACATTCTCATTACTGTATAAACTCCTGAACCGATTCAATCAACTGGTTACACCTTTTATTTATAAGATATGGAAACACCAAACCTTTGTTATGCCACGGATCTTGTGAATTAAATTCTCGAATGATTTCATTTTTTAGATCTTGTGGTGTTTCTGCTAAATCAATTAGCTTTTTATTACGGCAATAATTACGATACCAACTTGCTGCATACAACAATTCACCATCATTAAGATCTTCGATAATAATATCTAGCTTTTTCTTTGATAGCGGTGTTTGTCTTCTACTTTCTACAAACACATCATCATCTGATAATACATTTGGTACACCATCTGATGTATCACCGCGCATAATTTGTTCGATTAAGAATGCACGTGGATTTTTTTCTGTAACAAGCTTTTTCTGTACTGGAGAAAACTGTGTAACATTATCATATTTTTGTAACTGGACAAAGTCTTTATCACCAGAGATAATCATAACATCTTCGTACTGACCAAATTCTTGTGTATTTTCTACTACAGTTGCAATAATATCATCAGCTTCACAGCCATCAATATGTAATACTTTATATGGAAAGTTTTCTTTGATTTCTTCGCGAACATTATTCATAATAGTAAATGCAGCATTCCAATCAAATGATGATGTATCGCGTGTTTTCTTGCGATTTGCTTTATACTGTGGATAATGAGATTTGCGCCAATTATTAGGTCCGTCACAAGCAAGCACCAATTCTCCGTACTTATCTTTGTATTTAGTACGATACATGCGTAACGTATTAAGAATCATATGACGAATCATATCTTCATCGTTAAGTTTTTGTACCGCAATATTGGCCACGGCGATGGCACTGAAGTCGACTAAAATCATAATATAGTTCCTATCTTTATTGTAGGTCTATTATACCACTATTTTCCGTAAATGTACATATATATTTTTACTTGATACGAAAAAACTTCTGGATACATTTCTGGATCTACGAGCTTATCTCCGTAGTAATCCTTAAGTCTTTTGGCAAATGTCTCGAATGTATCTTGCATCCTATAAACTCATTATAATATTCGTCACTAATAAGGACATTATTGTCAAATTGGAATTTAGCCTCAAAATAAGACATCTCACCTTTAGTTCTACACAGCTTTAAGATTTCTCTTTTGTAACTATCTTGCCCTCGTTGTTCAACGAGTAATTGAAGTTCTTTATTTGATCCATAATATTCTTGCCAGTCACTTGGAACTCTTGTTCTGACTCTTCGGTTTCTTTTAGAATTTTTTGGTAGTACCTTAGGCCTCCAAAAGTTCTTTTTACCGATATATTTTTTATTTGTACCCAATTCTGTGATAACATACACAAATCCTTGGTAGTCATCTGGGGTTTCATTGTATTTAGCTTCATTATAATACCACATACTACTATATATTATGTTCAGAAATGTCTTCTATATTAGCTTTATTCCCACAAATTGAGCAATATTCTGGATGCTCACCGTTATTAACTAGTACTATCGTGGTCGATTCGCAGTCTTCACACTCTATCCGGTATTCGTTTTCCAATTTGCTCTATTATCTCCAGTTTGCGTTGATCGTCACAGTAAAACCATTCTTTAATCTCGTCAGTAGAACGACCACAGCCTAAGCAATGGTCGTTTTCTATAGTACAAACCTTTATACAAGGTGACGGTATACTAGAAGTCGATTTCACATGCCCCGCCTGCGCAAGCTGCTGCGGCGAGCGTATCAACATCGGTAAATTTTTGTTGAGTTAAATCGGTTTTCCAATTTACTGGTTTTAGATTTTGTTGAATTTTATTCCACTTATGTAAAAGATATGCATCCTTTAAGCAATGTTCTCCGCGCTTCATATCGCTGTTGAAATAGTTATTGGCAAAATTTTCATAACGACGAATCCAATCTTGTCTTGCAGAATTTTCTGCAGACTCAAGACTAATATCAATACCAAATCCCTGAGCAGTTGAACATGCATCCCATAAATTAGGGAATACTTTAATTGCATCAACAACTAGACCTGAAGCAAAAATTGCTGCAGTGCCATATTCTTTTACCATTTTCTTTTCATCGATTACTGCAGTATTCGGTGCTTGATTATAGTCTTTATCGCCTGTTGGAGATAAGAAAGAAATACCAGAGAAAGAATATCTATTCTCAAATACGTATTTCTCTACTTCATCCCAATTATCAACAATAATGGTATTAGAAACATTATGACGAATGCCCTCATCAGCACAAAGCTCTTCATTCGTACCAGCAATTACCCAATGCTTTTGAGCTTTTGCTACTAGTTCTAAATGCTTTACACCATATAGGTCATCTTTATACATTGAACCTTTTTTTGGAACAATCGGAAACGAGACTACGACATCAGTTCCGTTAGCAGACCATACTGATTCTTCAACCATGTAAGGATTTGTTTTCGTAATTGCCTGAGTAATTTCAGACTCTTTATTCATTTGTACGTTTCGGATGTACAAGCTGGAATGTTCTGCGTGTATTCCGCTGGCTGTTTGTAAGAGGACGCTTGCGTTACCGCTTGGCTTAACACATGTAGTCCTAGCAGCAGGATTAATGCCAATAATAGCAGCGACCTCTCTATTAATTTCCTTAACAATTTTTGCTCCTTTTTCAAGAACATTCTCGTCAAATAATA